GTGAGTGCAGTCCCGGTGACGTTCGGGGCCTGCGGGACAACCAGCGCCATCGCTTCTCCTCAGATCTGTGCGTGATAGGTGACGGTGAACGACGCCACAGCCGCGGCGCCCGACTCGTTCTGCACGGGACGACAAGCACCCCCGGATAGGTACGCCGACAGGACGGCCCCCCCGAGGCTGATATCGGTGGCCATCCCCGCCGCGATGGCCTGCACCAGGACGGTCGCCCGGGACAGCCGCGCCTGCATGTCCGTGTCACCGGACTGCACGATCACGACACACGGGATGACACCAATCTCGGACGTCGATGACCCTGCGAGGTTGTCCGGGACCCGTTCCACGGTGGCTTGTGCGTCGGAGTCCGGGTCCCCGTCGTCCCCGACGACCACCAGCTCAAGGTCCGCCGCAGCCGTCACCGGCGGACCCACATACACCGGGACACCCGTGCCGACGAGCGCCGTGAACTTCGCGGCGAGCGCTGCGACCACAGACCCGATCACGCGATCGCCGACGGACGGAGGAACGGTTTCAGGTCCTGCTCAAGCCGCCACACGACCAGACCCATACCGGGTTGGGTGGCGAGTTCGTCACCGCCCTGCATCGGCAGCCGAGACGCGGCCCGCTGCGTCTCCCACGACCCCCGCACATAGTTGAGCGCAGCCAACTGCAGACCGGCGGGGACGACGATCCGGCCCGCGGTGTACGTCCAGAAGTGTTCACCCCACGGGAACCGGGTGACACCATCCGCGTACGTGACACGCCCCGACGAGTTCTCCACATCCAGCAGGCCCACGGTGACCGGGGTCCCACCGGCGACGGGGACTACCGACGTCACGGACAGCACCGGCGCCTCATCGAGGTATACGACGCCGACACTCCCGGGGTGCCGTTCGTTGGTGACGGTACGACGCACGACCGGCCCGACCCGGTCCTCGATCTTCTCCGTCGCCGCCGCGATCATCAGTTCCAGCTCGTCGTCGTGGGTCTGCGACGTGGCCGGGATGTTCAGGTGCGACTTCACGTCCGCGAGACCGACGATCCATTGCGGGTCAGCGGGTTCGACGTTGAACGCGTCGCTGTCCGCGGTCGTCGGGGCCGTCGTCACCCACGTCGCCACGTGCCGGCCTACCGTGGCGGTCGGGTAGTCGTATACCAGGACCCCGGTGCTGGGGCTCGTCGGTGTCGGCGTGAGGGTGGTCCCGTCCGGTTTCGTGATGACGAGGGTGACGCTGCCCGGGTTCACCAGGGCGCCCAGGTCGTCGCGGACCTCGTAGGTCAACCGGTGCAGGGATCCGACGCGGATACTCAACTGGCACCCCCTGCCCGGCCTGTCGCGGCGGAACCGACGAATGCGCGGCCCCTGCTCGTGGCGGCGGAACCGACGAATGCGCGGCCCCTGCTCGTGGCGGCGGTCCCGGCGCGACCGGTCCCGTAGATCACCTGCGCCGGGATCGTCGGGATACCAACGGCCACGAACAGCGCGATGGTCTGCGCGGTGATGGTGGACCCGGTCCGCACCGACGCTGCAGGTAGGGATGTGGCGGTGGCGACGACAGCGGCCAGGACCAGCGTCTGAGCCGTCACCGTGGGTGCGCCGACTGCGGCGGCGGTGACCACGACGACGGCGGTGACCCTGCTGCCCGTGGACATCGCTGGCGCCGGTAGTGCAGCGGTAGTGGCGACCGCGCTGGGGGTGACGGTGGCGCTGCCCCCTGCGGTGACCGCGGGCGCGGGGACCGCCGCAACCGTCGCGACGGTTGCGGGGGTAACGGTCGACCCGGTGGCCACGGCAGGTGACGGGACCGCAGTGACCGTGACGATGGCGGGACGCGCAACGGTCGACCCGGTGGACACGACCGGCGCAGGGACTCCCGCAGCCGTTGCGACGACACCAGGAGTGATGGTCGACCCGGTGGCCACCGTGGGCGCGGGGACCGCCGCGACGGTGGCGACCGCGGCAGGGGTGACCGTCGCACCGGTCGACACGCTGGGGGAACCGACACCAGTGACAGTGGCGACGGCAACCGCAGTGACCGTCGACCCGGTGGACACGGCAGGTGCGCCGACACCCGCGACAGTAGCCACCGCAGCGGCAGCGACCGTCGAACCCGTCGACACCGTGGGCGCAGGGACCGCCGCGACGGTGGCGACGACAGCGGCAGTGACCGTCGCATCCGTTCCACCGGCGGCAGCGACCGGCGGCACCCAACGGCGCCGCTGGACGACCCGACGCCGCCCGGACCCCCGACGGGGCCAGGCCACCAGCTATCCCCGCTCGACGACGTACAACGTGCCGGACGTCGTCAGCGAGTCAGCCGGAGCCGCACCGAGCCGGACCACGAGCGTCGTATCACCCTGAGACGCGCCCCACCCGCAGCCCTCCGGGAGCCACAGCTTCTCACCGACCGCGATGTTGACCGCATCCGCGTGCAGGTCGACCGTAGTACCCGCCGTCGCGGCGCTCGTGTTGTTCGTCTCGCAGGCGAAGCCCGCCGCGACGTCGGACCGGTTCGTCGGCCGAGGAGTCGTCGCGGCACCACCCGACCCGGACGTGGTGTGACCCCGGATCACCCGGTACGCCAACGACTCCGACGCAGCATCACCGACGTCGCTCGATTGGCCCCAGAACATCCCGATGACCTCGATCGGCTTGTCATCCGCCGGGGTCAGCTCGAAGATGTCGACCGCCGCCGTGACGGCGATCGCCGTGAACGAAACCGTGTAGACCCTGCCGTCAGGCATTCAGTGTTCCTCTCATCGGTGTAGACCCCCACCCGTCGGCCATCAACGTCGACCTCGCATGATCAGGCCGCGGAAGGGGCGGCGAGGTATGACCCCAGCACCGGCGGGCACCGCTGCTGCCAGCAGTTCGACGGCGACAAGGCTATTGCTCGCCGCAGCCGCGTTCGTGTACCCGAACGTCGTCGCACCCGGGGTCCCGGTAACCGCGGCGGCACGCCACGCCCCGTAGCTCTCGGTGTTCGTGGCATCGGACACCGACTGCCAACTTCTCGTCGCGGCGTCCGTGACGAGAGTGACCGCACTGATCCAACGAGTGATCCCCCCGACGACGAGTGATCCTGCCGCGGTCGTCGTGATCGTCACCGTGTATGCGGTCGTCGCGTTCGCGGCGGCCGACGCACCCTCAACGGTCGCGGCCGGTTTCGTGCCAGCGAGCACGGTCACATTTAGCGCCACCCCGATGGCCTGCGCCCCGCCCGTCCCGGTGACGGTGACGGTCCGCGCGGCCGGACTCGACCCGGTGTCCATCGCCCATACTTCGGTTGACCCGTTGCCGTCGCCGTTGGCGCGGTGCAGGAGCGTCCAGGACGACGACAGCGAGTCCGTGACCGGTGCAGTGACGGTCCCCGTCCCGGTCGTGTTCCCGCATTCCGCGACCGCGACGAGCAGCGTGTTCGCAGGTGGGGTGAACGACGCGGTCGTCGCGGACGTCGTCGTCGCTGTCACTGCCGCCGGGGCCGCGTTCAAGACCTCATATATCCCTGACGACGGCGGTGCCGTCGACTCCCGTGCCCGGACCAGGACGATCGGCCCGCGGACATTCGTCGTCGTCCCACCCGCCGTCGCGGAGAACACGGCAGCCGCCGACGATGACCCCGCAGTGGCCGGAGCCCAACACAGGACACCACCAATGTCGTTCCCGGACGTCGAGTCCGGTTCACCGATCTCGGTGACCGTCCCGAACGTGACCCCCGTCGCCGTCAACGTTTCCGCCGAGAACTGCGCGGGAGTCGTCACGTCGGTCGGAATGCACCCACCGACCAAGACCACGTCGTCGGTGGCGATCCCCGGATCGGATCCCATCGTCGCGGTGAACGGGGTCCCGGTCGTCGAGTCGATCCCGTTCGCGCCCGCAACCGACCATGATGACCCGTAGCCGCGAAGCGTCATGAAGATGCCCCACGAAACGTTCGGAGTCGACGCGAGCGTGATGTTCAAGGTCCCCGTCAACCCACCAGACGGAACCACCCGGTACATCGTCTTCAATCGGGTCGGGCCGGTGTCGGCGCCGGTCGTCCCGCCACCACCGGCGGCCTCACCGTTCGAGACGTCCGACCAGTCCGTCGGTGTCGTCACCGACGCCGTGTCCGGTTTCACCCCGACCATCAGGACCAGAAGGTCACCTTCGACATTGCTCGGATATGTCAGGGTCAACGTCGTCGTGATCGATGTCGCAGTCGTCCCCGACGGGACAGCGCTGCTCCCGACGTAGGCGACAGTCACTGCGAGCCCCAGTCGAGGAATGCGACGGCCACGTCGAGATTCGCGGCGCCGGTGGGTACAGCCGGGGCGCGCGTCGTGACATCGACCGCGTCCCCGGTGTTGGTGGTGGAACCGACCTGCGTAATTGCCACAGAGCGTCCCCTCTACCAATCATCACCACGACACAGGGGACCGGCACCACCCCTTACGGGGTCAGATCCCACGTGAACACACCAGCAGCCGCCCACGTAATCAGGAACGTGCCCGCGACCGTCGAGAAATCCGCGCCGAAGTTCACCAGGAACAGGGCGTTGTTCCCCGCGAGGGCATCCGCATACCCCAGACCACCCCGCGCGTTCGTGATCGTGCTCGACGCCCACGACGTATCCGCCGCATCGAACATGACCGTCCCCGTCGGGGACTCCGTCACCGTCGTCGACGTCAACACCGTCCCACCGGCCGTATACCCCGTACCAGACACCTCATTCGCGTTGTACGGGGCCACCCCGTACGCCGTGTCCGTCGAGAAATTCGGCGTGATCGTATTCGTGAACATCGCCAGCTTGTGGGTCTCCAAGTCCAGATCCACAGCCAACTGCGTCGTATCCAACACGTCCACCCACGTCGCGACGAAAAGTCCCGACACCGTGATCGCCAACGGTCAGCCCTCCGACCCGACGGCGTCCCCGCCGACCATCGTCGCCTCCGGTCGCCGCGCCTGACGCGCCGCCACCAATGAATCCCTAGCCCCCCGCAACCGGGCCTTCGCATCAGAGTCCGGCGCCGACCGATACGCAGCCTTCGCCGCCGCCAACTCGACCTCGTAACCCGCCTCAACATCCAGAGCAGCCGCCAACTCCCGGAACCGGGCAGCGTCCTCAGCAACACCCATCAGCATTCCCTCGCCTTCGTCTCAATCGCCAACCGAGGCGCGAACACCCGCGCGTCCTGAACGCCGTCCCAATGCACGTCATGCCGGCCCACCACCCGACCAGCGCGGGGGCCATCATCAGCCGTCACCGGCACCCGCTGCACCGGGTCCACACCGTGCCGGGACTGCAGACCCTGGAACCCGACGCCGAGGACCTTGCACCCGAAACACCCGGCAACCGGCGCCGGATGCGCACCACGATGATCAGCCATGGGTCGCGCCACACGCGGTCGGGCGGGCCGCCAACACCGGCACCGTCATCGTCAACCGGCCGCCGTCTGACGCTTCGCCGGGACCGCCGAACGACCCTCCGGACCCGGTGCCTCCGGCTTCTCGACGGCCGCCTTCTTCGCCGCCTCCGGAGCCTTCACCTGATGCCCGAGCGACGCCAACTGCCGGTCGATCGCCGCGACCCGCACATCATTCTCGTAGGCCACAGCGTTCTCCCGTTCCGCGAGCAGCTGCGCGACCTGCGGAACCACCTGGTAAGGAACCTCTTCGCCCACTTGCACTCCTCTCATCATGTACGTACCAGTGTGGGGCCCGTGGTGGCGCCGGACGCTTCCCACGCCCGACACCACCACGACACCCACCCCGATCAGAAGGTCGGCGTGATCAGACCGGTACCGGTGATCTCCTGGTGGGAGTTCGCGTACCGCCGCAGCGTGTACGCGAAGTACCCGTACAGGACCAGCAGAACACCGAGGGACGCCGCCGCGACCTGCTCAGCGCGGATGAACTGCGGCGCGGACGGGTCCTCCCACAGGAACGACTCCTCCGTGGGCGCAATGACGATCGAATCCTCGTTCGTGCCCGCCCCCAGGTTCGTCGGCAGGTTGTTGTCGACCACCACGGCCATCCCGTTCGGGAGCAGCCCACGGAACCCCGACCCGTACCGTTCGGCGTAGTTCACGCCCGCGGCCTGGGTGGGGATCCCCTGCTGCGCGATCAGCGGCCACGACGTGGTCATTTCCTTCGACAGCCAGTACCAGCGCCGCGAATGCATGACCACCACGTCAGGGGTGGCCTGACCGAGGAGCGCAGCCTCCGACCCCGACGCACCCGCCAGGAGCTTCGGGTACAGCTCCGGACCCGTCGGCGTCGCATCGGTGTACGCGATGTCCGTGGCGACCGCCAGCAGACCCGTGGTCGCCTGGTTCACGATCGTCGAATCGAGGGTGGTCGCGTACCGGCGCTGAAGGTCCATCATCACGACGTCCTCGATACCGGTACCCCGGTCGAGAGCCTGCCGGGACAGGGTCTGCTGACCGGCCGCGGTCTGCACGCTCTCCGTGAGGATCGTGTCGTCGATGTTCGTCTCCGACGTCGCCGCGTTCTCCGACGCCTGCAACGCCACCGACGTCGCAGTCGTGATCCGGGAGATATTGACGGTCATCCCGTTCGCCGGCAGCGGCAGCTTCGTCATCACGTCCGCGAAGGGACGCCGAGCCGCAACCGCCGGGGCGTACATCTCGGTCAGGTACTGCGGGACGGTGAGACCGACGAACGCGCCGGTACCGACGGCACGTTCCAGGTACTGGCCCCGCTCGACCCGCTCCTCCTGCATGTGCCGCAGGAGCCGCTGCTCCGCCTCCAGGTCCCGGTACAGGTACTGCGCCAGGACATCCCGGATGAACGGGCCACCACCACGGGCGTTGCCCTTGTGGTAGGTCCGCTCCTCCGACCCGACCCGCGCCACCCGGTCATACGACGGCTTCGCCGCAGTGTTCGCGGCCGCCGGGGACCCCGGCTCCGCCCGCTGCGCCAGGGCGGCAGTGTTCGCGTCCTCCGCAGCCTTCGCGGCCTTCAGGTCCCCGAGCCGCTGGTCGATACCCGCCAGGTCACCCTTGGCGCGCTCGTGGCCCTCCATCGCGGCCCGGACCTCGCCCTGCTCGTCATCGGTGAGACGGGCCCGGGCCTCCTGACTGGCCTTGGCGTGGATCAGCTTCACAGCGGCCAGCGCACGCTCCCGCCGCTTCACCGCCTGCTCCCGCTCCACCTCCGCGGACAGGATCAGTTCATCGAACGTAGTCATGGTTGGTGCCTCTCGGTGCGAAGGGATGTGGATGGTGC